GATACTGGGCCAGAAGCTGTAAGACCTTTGCCGTTTTCACTTCCTTTGGGTCTGAGCTTAGATAAATGGACAGCAACGCCTGCTCCAAATCTGAGTCCGTGGCTGACGTATCTCCATGATTTTTCGATTCCATTTTCTCCCTCCATTGAGTCCTCTACAACAAAAACTGTACAGCTCACGGGGAGTCTTGATTCAGGATTATCCAACCATGATTGGACCCGCCCTGTGCGAGATATAAGTTCTGCAGTCATTTTAAAATAAATCTGACAAGTTTGGTGGTTGATAATTCGGTCCTTTTAAAACCTTTCCATCTTCTCGGTATATTGGTTTACCGTCCTCTCCGAGTTTGGACATATTACTTTCATGTACTCTATTTAATGCTTCATCTAAAAACCATCCCATGTTTTCAGCAAACTGATAGCATACATATACTAAATCAGCTAACTCTTTTAATGCATTTTCTTGGTGGTTTCTACCATGCATAAATAACATACCTTCAGCTTCAAGAAATTCCTTAAATTCTTCTACTATTAGACCTTGCTGAACAGCTCTAGTCTGTCTATCAGCACTATTTTTTAGGTTGTATTTCTTCCGAAACTCCTTCGCCTGGTCTGATAAAAAAGTACTCTTCATGTGGCCAATTTTTTACTAAATTTGTGAGTGAATTACCTAGTACAAAGTTTTGATGCTGTAGTGCTAGGAACAAAGTAATGATATCTTTCTTATTTTCTTCATAACCTTCATTTAATTTATCTTCAATTAGCCTCATCTTTAGATCTTGTTCCATCGTCAATTTTGTAATCGGGTCTGGGAGACCAAAGCTTTGGCTCTTTATTTTCGAGGTCATAATCATCAATGGTTAAAATACGGGCTAATCTAGCATTTGTTAAGGCATCTTCTTCAGTCATATCCTTATCTTTAAAGGCTTTTACAACTGTTT